GTAAACATTTAGAAGTACTGGCGGTACCGGATTGCTAATACTTAATTCAGCATAAGTGCTGATCTGGTCGCCGTTCTTACTAGCTACACGTATTGTATAAGCTCGGCCTATACCATCTTGCTTTGCATCTTCAAAAGAATAGCTATATTCAGTATTCGTCGTATCAATTTCACGAATCACTGCACCATTCGACAAGACTTGAACACGGTAGCCATCCGCGCCAGTTGAGCTTTGCCATTGAACTTTAAATGTAGTACCAACAAACGGTGATTGAAGTGACAGACCTTTCACACCTGCAGGACGACCACCAGACAATGTGTAACTATAAGCTGTTACCTCATCTAATGTTTGTTCTTTACGCTCCAAACCATTAAAGCTAGTGAACTTCAGGAAGATCTGTTTACCAACCAGATTTTCATTAAATCCATACTTAAAAATCGCCTTATCTAGTCTTACAAACGGCTCACCTGTGTTATGAATCTCAGCATCATCAAAACGTCCACGCAAAACATCACTTAAGGTATAAAGCCCGGATCCGTTTAATGTGGCCACTTGGTAATTAAAATATTCATCACCGATTTTACAAAGTGTTTGGTCGGCTTGTGCATCTTCTAAAGTGCCGCTAAAGATCTGGCTCACTGTATTAAGTTCAATTTGCAAGGCTGTATCGTCAGCATCAATGGCCGTAACTAATTGGCCGTATCGTGCGGATCCATAAATAGTGCCAATCATTTCATAAGTCGTATTATCCAGACTTGCCCATACATTACAGCCGCCCCAATTAATACCACCAGACACAGCAACCCATACCTGATTTTTACCATCTGTAAGATCCAGCGGAGGTTCAAAAATAACAGGTGCATTCACATTACCCGGTTCTTCATTACCGCCTTGGTAACCGTTAGAGGCTTGTGAGTCATATTCAATGGCGGATCTAGAACCTATCGCTAATTCTTCAGCAGTAATGGTGAGTTCGCCATCTCCATCCTCTTCTATTCGTGTGATGCGTACAGGGAATTGATTTAAGCCAAGCGCTTCATCCGTAATGGTGACAATGTCCATAGGCTCCAAGCGGCAGTACTTCCAACCTAGGCTGAACTCATATTCATTACGCACATAAAGCAAACGTTGTAAACGAAGCTGTGCGGCATGACGAGCTATTTTAGGCTCACAAAAGAAATGGTTTTCTACTGGATCTTCAGTACGCAAGCCAAACATTTCAATATTGGCTTGGTCCTTTGCTTCAGTAGTCTCTGTGTTGTATTGGTTGTATCGATTGATGTACTCAATTTGAACATGGTTATACGCATCGGTGTCACGGCTACGGCGTACTCGTACCGGTTCATCATCACCTATAAAATCATCATCAGTTAAGTGATAAACAGGTGTGAGATTCGGTGTAAAAGTAACGCCGTTTCCAGTAATTGCTGAATCACCAAATGAACGGATCTTTAAACCGTCTGGACTTGGTACCACAGCACAATTTACAGCTTCTACAATCTCATTAATCGTTTCATAAGCTGCGCGTTGTTCTGTGAATGCTGGACTAATAAGAAGATTGGCTGCTCGGCAATAAGTACGGAACTCTTCTAAATCTGCCATATTTAAATTAGGTGCGGCTCCATGACGTGGATGCGTAATAAAGTCTTCAATTACATCAGCCGGATTGGCATCATCAATAGTATCCGACAAAGTGATTGTGCTAATCACTTCAAAGTTATGATTTGAGAGACTCGCACTATTTCCCATCTCATAATTAGCTGCTGCCACATACCCCAAATATGGATAATTAATTGCCTGATTAGGATGTTTTGAAACTAGCCAACCCCAAGGCGGGTTACTATTACCGTCGAATAATTCAAACTTAAGCTGATCAATTGGATCTAAAACAATGGAACCTTCTTGCTTGGAAACAAATTGCTCCTTATCAACCCATATCAGACCAATCTTCTTTATCTGGTTTTCACACAACCCCAGCATAAGAGACGCACTATAGCTAAATGTTGTGTTACTGGTTTTAGTACTACCACCCTTACCACCAGATTTAGTGACAGTGGTGTGAGGCGTTGCCAAGAAATCCCCATACCAAAACATATTGGCCGCTACTCGGGTTTTACCATACACAAGTGGCTGACAAAGCCCATAAGCTGATTGTTGAATCCGCATAGAGTTAATACGGGTATCAGTAGTACTAATCGTGGTACCGCCAAATAATCCACCCATTATTTTTTCAGCCTCTTCATACGAAAAAACCCGGCAATTCGCCGGGCTAAACTTCCTTTTGTTCCATCTTGGAGTATGACTCCTTGATGCATATAGCTATGAATGACCTGTGGCCACTCGATGACAATTGCACCATGACTAATGCACTTGCCGAATTGATATAAAACGATGTCACCCGGTTGCGGTGGCCCTTCGACTGGATCACATACGCCTTGAATAAGCTCTAAATAACGTTGCCCCATCTGGTGCATATGCCAGTCTGGCGGATATGGCCGTGGATCTAAGTGGTCCATGAGTCCTACTTTCTCGTAGACCTCACAGATCAAGGTCCCACAGTCCACGCCCACGCCTTTTATACGCCCTTGGTGATGATATGGTGTACCAAGCCACGTTAAAGCTTCAGCAACTGCTGCTTTATTTAATTCCATGACTTCGTGACCTCAGCAACTTCCAAGTCTGTTAGAGCACGTGGGTAAACAGCAAGTTTTGTGACAATTCCATGCAATCCAGCCCTAGAAATAGGCGAGCTATGACCAAGTCCCAAATACAAAACATTTGGAATAAAGCCCGGATCAATTGAGATGACATCATTCATAACGCCGCCACAAGCAGATGTAAACTGACTTGGTACAAATCTTAATGCAGTTACGTTCCCCCACTTTTGAGCTTTTGTAGCTTCACTCAACTTATCTGAAATTATTACATTTGACTTAGCATAAGTAGCTTTCGCTCTCTGTAATTGACTACCTGCTTTCTGATTAAGTGCTAATAAAATTTCTGATGTTGTCGTACTAAATAAGCTCATTTGATTCTCAAAACTCTGTCTCTGGTCATCCAGAATTGGCATAGGAATTGTCTGAATTAGTACAGTACATTGCCCATTTGGACCTAAAGAATCAGCTAAAAAAGTATTATTTAGATTAACCACATCACGCGATTTTGTAACAGCTGCAGCACCTGTCAGAATTGGACTTGTCGCGGAGGCATGACCACCTGCAATTTCTACTTGAACATGCGATAAGGCACCTATGCAGTTCACTGTTATTGAGTGGCTAACAAGCTCATTAATGTAAAATGCCTTAGGTTTATCCTGAAAAACATATGCTCCACTATCCTGAATATTGGTTCCACTGACGGAAACGGCACCACTACCCTGACATGAAATAACAATGGGGTTCGATGAGGGAGGTAATGTAATAGTTTGAGTAATTGGTGAAGAACTATTTAAAAAATAATTTGTTCTAAGATCTTCGACTAACAATCCATACCGTCCTGAAACTCTCCACTTTCTGGCAGTGTTTGCTAAGGAAGTGGTTTTGTTACCGGCTCGATCCATCGTTTGCGCCGAACCTGTTAAATTGCGGGTAACTCCAACAATTGTGCCGGTTAACTCAGTTATTGCTTTATTAACCTGTTTTAAATAGCGGTCTGACTCAAAATCAATAAATAAGGACCAATCATCAATCATCAATCCATATTTATTACTTAGTCGAGCTAGACCAGCTACTTCTGATTTAATAATTACACTCATAATAAAGTTACTCCGGCATCAACAAAGTTTGTGCGATTAATGAAAAGCTTCCATCTATCTGCTACGTTTGCTGACAAATTACGAGTTGACCAAATCACATCAAAAGCCAGTTGATTAGAACTATTAATAACTGGCAAAAAAGAGGCTTTGTACATATCTGTGCCTGTTTCTGTGTAATTGGAAGCTGCAGCCCATGTAAAATTTACAAAGTCATTAGACACCCCAAAGCGAAATTGTCCATTGGTATTGTCATGAACTAACGCAACCACTTTATTTCCGATGTAGCGAACATCTACATGCCAAGGTTTAAAATCAGAAGGTGTCGAGATGGTTGTAGGTAATTGCCATCCATCGTGTGTTAAGGTTTTTTTCACGTAATGCTGCATTGCATTGCCTATCCCAATGTAGACATGCCATTCATCTTGTTTAAGGTCATACAGGAATGCTGGTGCAGCGGTATACATTCCAGTAGAGTTTTTATATGGCCCAAATAAATATTCTTTATCTGTCCAGTTATAACCATCCTTTGTTTTACGCATTACCCATGCGTCTGCGATTTCTCCTTCTCCTTTCCAGTTCCGCCAAGTTTCACGCCAAATTGCGATAAGCTCACCAGATCGAGGATCATGAGCAAAAACATTGTCTGAATTATGATTATCGCCAAACTCTGAAATAGGACGATCAGCTAAAGGCTGTTGAAATCCGTCTAATAATTCAAAATCGATTAAATCATTCGAGCCATAAACACATGGGTTTTCGTATTGTTCCTTGGTGTCATAGTAAGGAGTTAAAAGCATTAAATAGCGATACCCTCTGAATCCGTTATAGAACTCGATTATGTGAGGATGACAAACACCGTCATTAATACGATAAGGGGTATTAATTACGGTATTTAATACTGGCTTGCTAAAGTAAATATTGTTTAACCACAAATTATTGATACTGAAATTCTGAGGGTAGAGACTGTTTATCGGCGCTGGTGCTGCACCACCTGTTTGAGCATATTTTTGCATATTTAATGCAGACTGAGCTTCAACTGTAAAAGTATCAAATTTGGTTCTTAAAAGAGCTAAAGAGGTATCTTTAACATCAGTAACTTTCTGGTTTTTTAATTCCTTAATTTCTTCCTGTACTGTACCTTCAAGACCAATAAGCTTTAAGCCTCCATCCAAATAGATAGCAAGCATTGGATTGCCAAGCAAATCATTAAGTTCATGAGTAAAAATCCCACCTCCAGTAGTAAATTTCTCTACAAACTGATTGGTATAAGATTTTGAATCAAGAAGGTTATTAGAAATTAAAGTATTAATTTCACTAGGGCTTGGGTTTTTAATCCATGCAGACCAAGATGTTCCGTAATAACGGGCCCAAACAGCTCCACTTACCCCCTCAGTAAATTTCTGGAGATATTGATTACTAGAAGGATTAGAAAGGTTAAAAACTTGTAGAACACCCCATACATTTGTAGGCGCATTTGCACTACCTGCAACAATAGAGTTTGTTCGAAATAAAAATGAACCGTCTTCAATTAAAGTATTAAAGTCAACGGGAACGGTTCCATAAACTAAAGGTTTAAAAACCTTATTCTGGTTTACCCAATCCAAAGCCGCAGTATTTTCTAAAAACAATTTTAAAGCTGTTTTAAACTGCGCCTCAGTAACACTTGGGCCAATTAAATCACTTGCTGGCGGTAAATTTGCCATATCCTTACCCCAAAAAAAAGCCCTGATACATTCAGGGCTTTAGTTAAAGTTAACTTGTTAAACGGATGTTTCTGGAACTGGTATAAAAGGTGCACCACGGAAGCGAGAACGGTTGTTAAAGCGATTAGTACAGGTGTCTAGTCGTTTATCACAACCTGGGTAAACCCGAATTGCTTCGCCAATAGCTGGCATGTCAAGAAGTGGCAGAGTTAAAAGTAATGCACCTGCTTCATGCAAACGAACTGTACGTTTAATCCCAATATTTGTACCTTCCAAGAATTCAACAACCCCTTGTGTAAACCAACCTTGAGGCTGACTTAACTCACAAAGTATGCGACTAGGTTTACTATTCGCTCCAATTGTCGTATTCACGGCAAAATCAGTGCTTAACAGCCCACACGCACTATCAAACAAGGTATTTAAACAACCTGGTGTGTATAAATTTCTCGGCATTTGAAGTTTTAAATCATCAACTTCTGAAACCACACTAGCGTTAATTTCGTAGCGATCGAGCTCAGGCTCAACAATTCGACCTTCAAACAAAACTAACGTCCCGGCACTGGTATCAGTTGGAGTATTTATATCCATGAAAATACGTTCAAGCTTAAAACGAGCCCCATCTAAAACACCGTTATGAAATGCTTGTGCTATGGGTACCTCACCAAATTTAGAACTTTCACTTGTCTCGATTTTGATCGACAAATTATCAACTTCAATACCTAAGGAAAGGCTCGTTCCTTCACGGCTAATTACAGGTCCATCGGAACGGAATTCCTTACCGTTGACATGTAAGCTGTAATCATAACTGGTATAGCAATATTCGATACCCTGAATAGTGGTGATGGTATACAAGTCTGCCATAATGAACTGATCAGCATCTAGCAATGCAATTAGTTTGGGTGATGCCTGTCTCATATCTTGTTTCCTAGTGAGCCAATAAGTTCAACCTTTCCAGCCTTCCAAAGTTTATGCATGAAATTAATGTACTGTTGTGTGTCATCTTTAAAACGACATCGATAATAAAATGTTCCAGATACTTTAAATTCCACCCCTGCCTCTAGTGGCTCAGATAGAATTACTTTTCCATCTTCGGAAATTTGACCAGTAGCACTATTCCACATTGGCTTTTCAATATTTGAATTCCACATAGTTTTAGAATTGAGCTCATTCCACATATTTGGATCTATGCCATTCACAGGTTGTGGTTGAGTATTACCTAAAGGAATCTTATTAAAATCCATCTGTTTATAGATTTGAAATGATGTTGAAGACCCATCATTGGTAAAACTACACTCAAATTCATTATCTTCAGGCATCTTATAAAGGAAAGAATCAAATGCACCACGGCGGGCTAAGTAGAACCCTTCAAGCTGCTGTAATTCATTTCTACCTTTGTTTTCTCTCAAAAATGCGTACGACAATGAGATTTCATATTTAGGTACGGCCTGAAAACTTGCTCTAAGTTCTCGGCCGTTGATTGATGTCATGATCTTTGTATTAAACATGGGGGTCTTTGAGAGATCCCATTCAAGACCGGGTAATTCTGGAAATAATACGTTTGACACTTACACCTCCTTATTTACCATTCTTACCGAATCCACGGGCGTAACTATTCAAACCATTAGCGACCGCACGACCATTTTTCTTTAATAACCGCTCAATACTTTTTGCATCTACTGCGTTGATATGAATAGTCGGTCCAGCCCCTCCGCCTTCTGCCGCAGCAGCCGCACCGAAACTTGCACCACTACGCATAGCTTTACCCATTTCACGAATGGTATTTGCGTGTTGTGAAGGTAAAACCATTTCGTCTTCATGTAGCTGGGTGACTGGATTCACACCGGATGGAATGTCATATCCGCCTCGAGCAGATTTAATCTTGCCCGCTAAGCCCGCCACTAAACCAAATGCAGCAGCACCAGCACCCACGGCGAGAATTGGGCCAATGTATGGAATGGCAACCATTGCTTTAAATGCACCAGCCATGGCCTCCCAAGCAGACATCATGATGCCCTTTATAGCTTCAGCAGCCTTTAAGCCCAATCGAGCTAAACCACCAGCAGCTGTAACACTGGTACGTGTTGCCTCACCAGCGATCGTTGCGCCCGTTTGAGCCGCTTGGCCAGATGCTTCGGCCGCTGTTTCAGCACCAACGAAACCAAGCTTACGTGCTAATTTAATCGCTTGGATTCTGAGCCAGCCTTGGAGCTCCTTAGTTGCCGATTGCAATGCAAATGCGCCCATATCAGCGAGCACAGCCTTAGTAGCATTACTCCAAGTCAAAGTACCATTCATGAGAGACTGAATGCCCTGATCCCAAAGATTAGAAAGTCGTGAAGTGAACCCACCGAACTTGTCTTCAAAGTCTTTCATTTCAGCATCGCTGATTAAGCCCATAGACTTAGTGTCAGCAACTTTCTGATCAATCTCTAAATCAGAAATGTTGTTTGTGATTTGGTTTTGATTACCCTGTTTGCCTGTAATGCCGGTTTGCTCGTTCTCAAGGGCCAAGCGCTCTAAAAGACCTTGCCGTTTGATTTCACGTAATTGATCTTCGAGCTGCTTCTCTAATTGAACTTTGCGAACATTAGAAATTTTCTTGGCATCATATTCAGCTTGGATCCGCGCAGCCTCAATTTCATAAAGGCGCTGTGCTTGCTGTTGATAATTGTCGATCTGTTCTTCACGAGCTTTTTTGTAATCCTCAAACTCTTTTAAACGGATAGCAATGATTTTCTCTGAAGCATCCTTTTCGGCTTTGACTTTGGCAGCGGCTTTTTCATCAGCAGTCATTTTAGATTTTTCAATCTCATCTAATGACTTTTGAAGATCTAGTGCCACTTTCTTTTCTTCGGATGC